TTATCCTTCCATAGGAGATCAATTAGATGCACTTTGGCATTGTATTGATGCTGATGCAGATTTAAAAGTTAAATTTGAGGGTTGGTACGGTTTCATAAAATCAGTTAAAGATTCTAACCCAAAACCATCATAGGAGATAAATTATGACCAGTAGATTAGTTGTAAATAGCATTAGACACACAGCAGCTTCTGTTGATGGAATTACCTTAGATTCTTCTGGTAATTTTTCTACAGGAGGGACAGTAACAGATAGCAAAGGTGAATTAAGAAATTTACCTCAAGTTACTACATCAAGTAATTTAGTCATAGTAGCTGGTCATGCAGGAAAACATATTTTGCATAGTGGTACGGGTGGTTGGACTATAAACACTAGTACTGGATTTTCAATTGGTGACATGGTGACACTCATAAATAACACTGGCTCTGCCCAAACATTATTTCAGGCAAGTGGAGTCACAATATACGATACAACAGATGGTGCAACAGGAGATCACAGCGTAAAAGCAAGAGGAATGGTAACTGCAATTTGTACTGCTTCTAATGTTTTCTATGTTTCAGGCAACATAGCATAATGCAACAGATTCTTTTAGGAGCTGGAGGAGGTATTTCTCAAGTAGAGATAACAGCAAGTAGCACTACAAATGTTGTTTTATCAAGTGTTTTCGGATCAGATTGGGCTGATAGTGTACCTAAAATATATAATGTTCCATCTGGAGTTACAATCGGAGGAACTGGCAGTGCTGCTGCAATTGTAGTTTCATCTGGAATGGGAGGGACTTTAGTAATAAATGTTTCGGGGACTGTTATAGGAACAGGAGGTAGTAGAGGTTCTGGCGGTTCTGGCGGTACAGGCACTCCTGCAAATTCTGGAGGTAACGGAGGTCCTGGTAGAGATGCAATAAGTGTTGCTTCTAGTGGAGTAACTATAAACAACAACTCAGGTGGTCAAATCTCTGGTGGTGGAGGTGGCGGAGGTGGCGGAGGTGCTGGTGCTCGGGGAGGAGCATTTATTTTTCTTTTTGCTGGTGGTTCTGGTGGTCTTGGTGGTTATGGTGCTGGTTATAATCAAAATGCAAGTAACGGTGCTAGTGGTAGTGCAGGGGGTCATGCTAATGCAGGGGTTGGAGGAGCTGGAGGAAATGGTGGAAGCTTAGGAAGTGCTGGTAGTAATGGAAGTTATGGTGGTCAAGCTGCAGGAAATTCTTCATTTAATGGAGTTCGAGGTAATTTTGGATATGGCGGTGCTGCTGGTAAAGCTATCTCAAACGCTGGAGCAACTTGGACAAATGGCACTACAAGTGGAACATATCACGGTTCTTACACTTAAAAAATAATTTATTTACACTGGTTAGTTTATAAAAAAAGCAGTAAAATAAAAATATAAGATTTTTTTAAAAAAATGCAAAAAATTATTAATACAATAGCTGTTGCTTCAGGTATAGTTTCTTTAACTGTAGTAGGAGCTGGATTAGGTATTTATTTAAACAAAGATACAATCATTAATAATATAAAAGAAAAAGCATTGGAGGCTGTAACAGGTAGCTTAGGAGATACTTTAGGAGGTTCTTTACCAATACCTGAAACAACTGGTGGTGTTATTCCTGAACTACCTAAAAGTCCATTTTAAAATTGTCTGAAATAAATCAAATAAATATAAATAAATTAGAGATAATTCCAATAAATAGTTATATTCATACGTCTATACAATCAATACCTTTAAGTCCTCCTGTAACTTTAACTATTGGTAGTCCAATAATCCAAGTTCCAGGCTGCGTTGTATTTAATCCTGCTAACGAAAAATCAATAAAACTTGTTACTGAAGATGATAGAGGTAATAAAACTTTATGTGATGGAACTGTACCATATTTCTTTCCTATGGATTATGTTCCTGAAGATTTAATTTTTGTAGAGGATGTAGTTGCACCTAATGTAAACCCAGCTCCACAATTAGAAACTCCTCAACCTAATTTAGATAACCTACCTCCACCACAAAAAGAAGTTGAATGTCCTGCTCCAAATCAACCGCGAGTCGGAGATTTAACACGTAATGGAGAAGAGAAAGTTATAGGTCATGAACTCAGTGCTGATAAAAAAACTTGCATAGTTTTGTACGAACCAACCACTGCAGCTGATAAGTATCTGCCAAATACATCTCAAGTTAGTACAACAGCTGCAATCGCTGTAGTAGCAACAGCTTCAGCAGCAGCAACACCCCTATTATTAAGATTAATACGTCCATTATTAAAGCAATTATTTAAAAAAATACAGGCTTTATTTGGTAAAAAACAAACAGAAAAATTTAAAGGTCTAAAAAGAAAGAAGAAACTTATTTCGGAATCTCGTGCTGATGATTAGGAATGACTCCGTGAGGATTTGCAACTACGATATCTGCACATATTTTTGCAGCTGGACTTGATTTATGAAAGGTAACTCCTAACCTTTTCTGCTCCGCACAATGTTTTAATCTTGCCATTTCAAAATCCAATCTTTTATTAGCTATTAATTGTTGATTTAATTGGTTTTGAGTATCAGCAGCCTTCAGGCAGCCCTCGTTATGACGTTTATCCAATGGTATGGTTATGTTCATACTGATGCCCCATCCAATACTATGATTAGATTTCTGACCTGTTCTAGTTGGTTTTTCATAAAGCACGGTTCCAGGATTGTCTAATACCCCATCGTTATTGGTATCTGAATTATCAAAAACTGGATCCATATAATAATCTTCATAAGGTTCTTTCCATGAATCTTGTAATGTAGCGAAGGGAGTAATACTAAGAGTTGCCCCCTGACATGACACCCCATTTCCGTGAGTATTAGTTATATATGGACCCGAAAGATTTTGTACAGCCAAATTGGATACGCTTCCAGAACTATTTGCTACTGGGTTTGCCGTTGCGGACACCCCTCCTACTTCATTTGCATAGATAGGAGTACTAAATATATTTAAAGCAAGAAGTAAATATTTTACTGACTGAAGGTTGAAACCGTATCTGTGACTGAAGTTATCTCTGTTGTTCTTTGAATTATGGTCTGAGATTTTAATCCTGGCTGACTGAGAGTCGTAGTGAGTTGCCACGGCTTGCTTGTATCTGTCACCGTGAAGTTTGGCATGTTTGTTGTATCTAGATTTGTCCACGTCGAATTTACACCATTAACAGACTGTGTAACACTCTGAGCTGGAGGAACCAAGCTACTTGCATCTGTACTAATGTTATTACCTGTTACGGTATATTGCCACCCAGTCTGATAATCAATGACATTTATTGTTTCTGTAACCGTTGAAGTGGTTTCTGTATGGCTGGTAAGACTACCAGTCTGAAAGTTGGGAACGACTGGTACGGCTTCTACAGGTACACTCAACGAGCTTAATACGACCACAGGTATCACACTTTTCAGGATCTTTCTTATCTTCATTTTCTTTGATTGCAAAAGCATGATCCTTTAGCTTCATTTGATACTGATCTCACTCACAAACTGTCCTGTAGCTGTTGTTCCTGCACCCCCTGCAGTTAGAGCAATTGTTGAACTGGAATCAATAGTGCCAGCTAAATCCCCAGCTGTCCCTGCAGCAGTTGATGTTTGATTAGAAAAAGCACTAACAGCACCTGTAGCTGGAGCAGTAGTTACCAAGGCATCTCCTTGAGTAAAACTTTGAGTGAAGCTGAAGCTTTCGCCAGCAGTTGCTTGAACAGCAGATAAGGTTGGAATAGAGCCAACTCCTGATGTGATTGTCATAGCACCAATAGAGTTAGTAGATGCTCCACCCTCTGGTGTATAACTCGTTGTGACATTATTTCCTGAAACACTATATGTATTTCCTAAACGCTCTACGTTTGTTGCACTAGCGTTGACAGTAAGCTGTACACTAGCCGATAGTTTATGACTGATATCTGCCTTTGCTGCTGGTGCAAATATCAATATCAACAAAGGGAGAAATTTTTTCATCTTTCTATACTTATTGTTTGCTATACATAAGTTTACATGAGCGAAACTTAGTATTAATTGGATTATAAAATGACTGAAAATTCAAAAGAGTCTTCTAAATCACAACAGAAGAAAAATGTTTTTGAAAAGATTAAAGAAAACATAGATGACAAAGATGAACAATTAGCATTTATCTCAGTCATAGTAAGGCTTGTCGTAATCGCCTGGAGCGGATTTATCGTCAGCCTTAACTACATATCTATTCCAGGATATAGTAATGAGCCCAAGGATATTACATTTCCAGCTTCGATTCTGACAGGAGCGATTTCAACATTCGGTATTGAAGCATCACGAAAAAAAGGTGAAAAATCTAAAGATATTGCCAGTAAATCCAATGCAGTTCATACTCAAATATTACGTATAGAACAGGCTCCAATAAAAATTATTACTGAAAATACTAACAAGTGACATGTACTACAAACAAAGAAGAAATTGGGGAGTAATAGCTTTAGTATCCATCTTAGGTCTTTCTAATGTCTCTATGATGAATACTTTAGTTTCTCAAAAGTTTAGAAATCCTTATCCGAATTTAAATTTACCAGTAGGTCCTTATACAAGTTACAGAGTTGTAGCTAAAGAAAATGGATATAGTATTAGTTACAGAGCTAATGATCCAAAAATTCTTGCAAGAACTAAACTTGTCGATGATGAAAAAGGCTTATTTAATAAAAAATCTAAATTAAATTTGAGAGAAACTTATACGATGAATGGGGAATCATCTCCTAGTCAGCCAAATGGCTCTGTGATGACTGATAAAGACATAGCCTGCATAAAGGTAGAAGGAAGCGGAAATGCAACTGGAAGGGTTGTAGGAGCCTCTGTAGGGGTAAAAGCAGCACCTGTAGTTAGTAACATACCAATTGTGGGATGGTTAGCAGCTGGACTCGTTACAATGTTTGCTCAAGATAAAGGATCAGAAATAGGTGGGGATATAGCTAAAAATTATAATGATTGTTAGTAGCTAGATAGAATTTAGGAAGCTATACTCAAATTAATAGAATATTAATTATGTCTTGCAAAGTTTCCTTAGAAAAATTAGAAGATACGTTAAAACAATTAGCGGAACAACAGACCAGTATGGCTAATGATATTAGGTTAAAAGATTTAGATTTAAGTCAGACAAAAGAATCCTACTTAAAAGTTTTAGGAGCCATTGAAATAGTTCAGTTCCTTAAAAAAGAAGTGGAACATCCTCCAGAAGAAGAGCCAAAGATTGATATTGCTGAGGTCACATGATATGTTGTCGGAGATGAATCAAGAAAGATATAAAGCTCTTAGATTGTTAGCCGATCATATTCGAACCCCGTCCCGTGATTTATACTTAAATGCAATTTTTAATGATGTGAAAGATGAAGATTTAAAGTGGGTGACTGAGAAAATTCATTATTATTTATTAAGATTGTTAGAAGAATCAGACTGTGAGATAGAAGAAGAGATAGATTTAGTTCCATTAATGGAATAAAAGATACATTTGTGCAAGTTTATGCAGCATAGAGTTTTCTCAAAGCTGCATAATATATGATTAATTGCGAGCAAGATTTACTAGTCAACCTAATTGAACTATCTCCTCGCAATGCTCGACGAAAATTTAGACAGTCAATATTTGAGTCATGGGAATGGAAGTGTGCGTATTGTGATAAAGATTTAGATACGAAGTCTGCAACTATTGATCACATAGTGCCGAAGTTTAAAGGTGGACATAATGTTAAATCAAATATGGTTTGTTCATGTTCTAAATGTAATAGGTCAAAAGGATCTGTATTACTAGAGGATTGGTATAATTCATCAAATTCTTGTTATTCAGAGGAAAGACTTGGTAAAATAAAGCATTGGATAGAAGATAATAGTGCTCCTATTAAGCTTGTATCTTCAGATAAAGCTACTCCGTACATAACAAATGATTTCTACATCGGATGGATCTCAAGCTAAAGCCAAAGCGTTTTTAAAAGATAAGAGTCAGAAAATTATGGAATATATGCCTGAATTACAAAGGGCACGTATGCCAGATGCTCTTGCTAGAACTGAGGGTGGCGAAGATCAAAGTATTCGAGCTAAGGTACAGA